TTGTATTAAATGCAATAGATTGATTATAATAGATTAATATATATACATATAATGAATCGCACTCTTCACTATTTTAAAAAAATCAAATTTAATCCATCAATCAATAGAAATATTGCTAACAACAATAAAAAAATGTTTGCTATCAAAAAACAGCAAAATTATTCTAAAACAATAATTAGATATTTTACAACAAATAATAAAAAACCTAATACTAACCCTGAACATAAACCTGATTTTGAGCCTATAATTATAGGTATTTTAATTAGTTTAACATTGGGACAATGTGTAAAATATATCGAAGATAACATAGATAAAAATAATAAATAAAAAAATAAATAAATTATTGTCTACAATTTATAAAATGATATATAATATAATACGTATTATTAATATATAAAAACACTAGTCTAATATTAGTTAACATTCTAAATGACGTTAAATATTCATCAAAACATAAAAGAAAAATTAAAATACTTTCACGATAACCATAAAATACCTAATATCATTTTTAATGGTCCAAGTGGTTCAGGAAAAAGCACAATTGTGAATGAATTTATATCCATGATTTATGCGGGAAACAAGGAAAAAATAAAAAATTTTGTAATGTATGTAAATTGCGCACATGGAAAGGGTATTAAATTTATAAGAGAAGAACTTAAATTCTTTGCTAAAACACATATAAATTCAAATGGTGGAGATACATTCAAAAGTATTGTATTATTAAATGGTGATAAACTAACAATGGATGCTCAATCCGCATTGAGGCGTTGCATTGAATTGTTTAGTCACAATACTCGTTTTTTTATTATTGTTGAAGATAAATATAAATTATTAAGACCTATATTATTGAGATTTTGTGAGATACATATATCTGAACCGGAATATAATGGTAAACAAATCAATTTATATCAATATAATTTAGAAGAAACATTTAAACTAACAGATATTAAATCTCAAAGAGAAGACTGGTTGAAAAAAGAATTGCAAAAAATGATAAAAACAAATATAACAGAAACAGATTTGGAAACATTTGTTATAAAATTGTATGAAAAAGCATATAATGCACTAGATATAATAAAATTAATAGAGGATGGGTTATTTCAATTGACTGATATTAAACGTTATGAATTATTAATAGCGTTTAACAAAGTAAGAAAAGAATTTAGAAATGAAAAGTTATTGATAATGTTTGTTATTAATTTTACATTTTTAGACAAAACGGCATGTTTAGAAAACATATCATTTATGTAAAATCTTTATCAATTGTAACCTCTTTTGCTATATTTTTAATAATTTTATTATAATTTTTCTGTTGTTCTTCTTTTGATGAACCAGACATGACTTCGCAAATCATTTTCATATATTTATCATTCTGTTTTGATTCAGGATTCATGTATTCAGGATTTGCTTTTTGCCATTCAGGTATTTGTTTTATATTTTTATTGGCAATGATTTTAATTGCATTTGTTAGTTTATCCTTACTTTCATTGTCTTTGGTCCATTCATTATTATCTTTGATATAAAGAATTTCTCTTTTAGCATCACTACAATGAATTGGTCTAGTTGTTAAATTAATTTCATTTAAATTATCAATAAATACTTTACTAATTCCTTCTGCATAACCAAGTCGACTTGTAGATTCCAAATCTCTTATAGATAAACTAATTTGATTAACAAAATCAGTTAGATTGATTGCATTTTTGCATGTTTCATTTAAAAACACATTAATGCTAAATTTATTATTGCTGTTAATAGTGTTATTATTATTACTATTAACATGTGTGTTGCTATTTTGCGCAATTTCAATGAGTTTGGCATTTTGTGCTATAATTTGTTTATTTTGTTCCATAAGAAAGGCTTTTATTTGTTCATCATTTTTGATTATGTCTAAAAGAAATTGTGTTTTGTCTTTTATTTCGCTACATTTTTTGCTATGTTTCCACAAACCACTGGCTGACTTATAATGCTGTCCGCAGTTTTTACAATCGAAATTTTCGTTATCATAAATGCTGTCATTTCCATTTATTTCCAAATTATTTCCAAAAGTAGCTTTTTTGTGTTTTGCTGTGAGTATGTGTTTGTCGTAATTAGTTTTCTTGCTTGTATTATAGTCACAACAATTACAGTAAAAAAATTTGGCTACTTTTTCATTTCCATTTATTTCCATTATTTCCTTAAAGTAGCCAGACATTTTATATTTATATCGTTTTTGCAAAAAAACAAAATTTTTTTATCGTAACACTTTTATATCATGAAAAATCGAAAAATAGAGCATTATGGTCTGAAGGGCTTGGAAAAAGGGTCTTTTTCAAAACTTATTTGGGATTTTCAAAAATGGACAAAAATAAATGTCCAAAATTGAAAACCTAATTTACTTTTTGAAAAAATATTGTTACTGAAAAATACCACCAAAATACTGCACTAAGGAACAAGACGATAAATGGTAACACTACAAAAATAATGATTGTGACGACGATTTTTGAAATAATCTATCAGCAAAGGAATCATTTTAGCGAATTAGTTTAAATATGAAATTTTAAACATGTATAAAATACATTATGGATGATTTTAATGTTAGTTCATTGCATGAGTCAAAGAACGAATGGGGAGCAAGATTATTAACTATAATGACTCCTTTAATTATTGAGGGTTTCAAATCCATTTTTGAAGAATCTTATAAGCTTTGTAAAGAAAATGAAGAAACGAATAAATATTTAATGACATTTCAAAATTTGATTACAAGAATTCCAAAATGGAATGCGACTATTATTGAAACAGAAAGAAAGAGAATTGTTGAACGAAGTGGGTGTTCATATTTAGAAGAATTAGTAACATGCATTCACATCATTCAATTAAAATTATTATCTGCAATGCGTGTAGGACAAAAACAAAAGAAAATAGATATCAATATACCCAAATTAGATGATTTTATACATAAAGCATACATAAATGTAGCCAGAAAAGTATATAAAAATGTATATCTATTTGAATTAAATGCTCCTCCATTGCAAATTCAAAAATATAATCGAGAATTGGAAATAATCGTTCAAGAATGTATATTAAACGCAGTTAGAGAGAGTATTCCAGTTGAGAACATTTTAAGAGCATACATGGATGAAACTGTGGAGGAAGATGTAGTTGAAGAAATTAAAGAACAAATAGTTGAAAAACCAGTTAAAACAGAGAGTCAGGCTATTTTTGAAGGAGGAGAAGGTAATGTTAGTTTAAAATTCAATGATGTGGACATGGCTATCAGTAAAAATGGAGAAGAAGAGACAATAAATGCACCAAAGACAATAGAACGTTTGGAAGAAATCAGTGCATTAAGAAATATGCAAAGAAAGCTTGAAGAAGAAGAAGAGGAAGAAGATGATAAACTTAAGATATCAAATGAGGATATTTCTTTAGATAATTTAGACATTCATATAATAAATCCTCCAGAAGTAAAATTAGAACCAGATATTTTGTTAGATGATATAGAAATTTTAGCATAATTATAGTAATGCGTAAATAAAATTGTAAAAAACTAAAAATATATTGTAATATGGATAATATATTTTTAATAGCCGGAATCATATCTGTTATATTTTTCATAGCAAAATTTTTGGAAATGAGATACGTCGATGAAGAACCAAAACCGTTAAAATTGTTAGTTAGAGATGCTTTGTTAGTTTATGTAAGTGTAATGTTTGGTAGTTTTATTGTGGACCAACTAACACCAGTAATTAATGAACCAAATGTATTAACTTCAGTTCCATTGGCATTTACTGATAATCCACCATTTTAATAACATATTTAGAGTCAATAATTCGTGTTTTATATTATCTGAAAATTAAATAATATAAAAAAGCACTTAAAGAACTTAACGACCAGTCCATACTTTAACAAATGGATGTATAACCTTTTTTTCTTTTAAATCATTAGCATATTGGTCATAATTATAATTAAATGCCAAATGCTGGGTTAATATATCGCCAAATAATGAATTTATCTTAGTCAATTTTGTAAATTCTTGACAAAATAATAATCCAAGGACACGTTCTAATCCGCATCTATCTGTTCTATTATGAACAACATTAACCAAATTACATATGTTATATTTATTTTGCAATAATTCTAAAAAACTAAGTTTTATATATGTTTGACAACCAAAACATAAGTTAATTTTATCATTGTTTAGTCCCATAACATTTATTTCATTACCTTTGAGTTTTTTAATCAAATATTGATTATTATTAAGTGATGAAGTAATTCTTAATAAATTATTTAGATTTTCTTTATCATAAACATGATGCCACAATGGCAAAACAGGCATTGAAATTTTCTCAAATGCTATTCTTTTATGTATGAATAAACTATCATGAATAATAACAGCATTTGGAAACCATTTATATTTTAAATAATATATGTATGGCAAAAGTTCCCCTCTTCCAGGATATTCTGATTGTATAAGAATTAAATTTTGATAAGTATGTTCTGATTTAATAAAATTTTGATTACTATTGTCATCAATTACCACTATTTGTCTTAAAGGATAAAATGTTCTAATTAACTTAACACATTGATTCCAATATTTGTTAGTTTGTTCGGAATTCACATGACGTGTAATGATAAATCCATAGCTTGACATATAATATTAATATACACTAATATTATAATATTTTATTTATTACTAACAGTAGCAAGGTAATTCATCAATGTTAATTATTTGTTCTGTTTTTGGAATAGATTTATTTGGAACTACAAATTTACTAAACTCTTTTCTCTCTAATTGTGCATTAGGAGTATGATTATGAACACATCGCGCTATCATTTTATATAATTTAAAATCAGGATATCTTTCTAATCCATTATTTTTATACAACACGTTTATGCCATTATCATCAATACACCATTCAACAATAAGTTTTACTAGAGGGGAACATTCATTTTGTGAACTGGTAATATTTTTGATTTCATCAAAATCTTCAACAACATAATCAAAAATAGAACATGCTAAACGACACAAATCAAAACTAAAATTAGGTTCTAATCTAGGTTTATTTTCATTAAAATAAGGTTCCGTATTGTATTGAGTAGATGCATCTCCTCCTAATTGGAAACTATCGCTACAAAATAATTTGCCATTAAATTTATATATTGCTCTTCCAAAATCAATGATTTTATATATTTTTCCAAAGGTGGGAACCTTATATGTCTTCTTTTTATAAACATAATATATGAATTTTTTGTTAGTTGATACATACATGATATTATTTGTATGTAAATCATTATGTGTAAAGGAGAACATCTTTTGATAAGTAATAAGTATCATTATAATTTGCATTAATGCTGAAAACCATTCATCATTTGTTAACGAAGTATTTAAAATTAAAAAGTCAAGTGTATTTTCACATTGTTCGGTGCAAATAACTTGAACCGGAAATTTTGGAAATGTTAATATTAATGTTTCTTCCTCAAACCCAGATTCATCATCACTATTTTCATCTTCCCATACGTCTTCTGAATTAGAACTTTTACTAACATATGTATTTGTTTCTTCGTTTGTATTATCGATTGGTTCGTTTGATTCATTTACGTCATTAGTTGACTCATTTTCTTCATTGTCACTTAAGTCATTGTCATTGGTATGCGATGTTCTGGAAGAACAAGATGAACCAGATTTTAAGGTCTCTGATTTTTTTTGATTGATTACTTCAAATTCTACAGAGTTGGTAATATCGACTAATTCTACTCCCATATCTTTAACATCATCTAGTGTAATGGCTATGTTAGTTTCAAATATATTTTCAAATATGGTATCATCAATTGATTTAATGGATAATCCAGATTGAGTTGATTTTAAACTGGTAGATATTTTTAAAGGTTTTAATGGTTTTGTTTCATTTTGAGTAATTAAATGAGAATAATCTTCTACTTTAAATAATGCATTTTGTTGTTTATTGAAAAATTCAGATTGAACTAAATAATCCAAATCATCAATAACATTTAATTTGTATTCATTTTTAATAGCTAAAAAGGAGCCATAATAATCAATTCCATGAATAAATTGATGTTCATGCAATACTTGACTAGTTAAAAACGAAAAAAAACCATCAACAAATGATGAATTATTTGGGTCAGCTATCTTAGGATGAACCTTAACTGATTTATCGAATGAGGGTAAATTAAATAATTGGGAATCATTATGATTATATTTTCCAACAATATATTTAAATGGGTCTAAAAGAGGTGCCATTTTAAAAAATACTTTTTGAGTTATTGTTAAATCATCATCTTCGCTAATACTTTTTAATTTACATGTGAAGCTATTTTCATCAACATCTTTATTTTTAGATTCCTTAATATCTGAAATAGCCCATTGATGATTTAAATTGATAGAATTCCAATTTGTATTGTTTAATGAGAAAAATTTGTCGTAAATAGGAATGTAATTTTGGACATTGGATAGATTGATATTTTTGTTAGTTTGAAATTTGTTAAACAAGTTGATGTTCTTTCTCTTCTGATAGTTTACAGAAATTGTCATTAGCTAATAAAAATATAAATTAAATTTATATTTAACTCATTATTTTGTATTTGCATTTATATTTCTTAATACTTTCTTTATTATATTGCAAAAGTATAGCAATTCGTTTGTTTAAATAATTTATTTTTTAGAATAATATTAATACAATGAATTTAGAGTTAAAAAGATTTGATATGAAAAGTATTAGTTTCAAACCAAATGAATCTAAAGGACCAGTAATTGTTTTAATTGGTCGTCGTGACACAGGAAAATCTTTTTTAGTAAGAGACTTATTATATTATCATCAAGACATACCAATTGGAACCGTTATTTCTGGAACTGAAGAGGGTAACGGTTTTTATGGCAAGTTAGTGCCAAAGTTGTTCATTCATAACGAATATAATACTGCAATTATTGAGAATATTTTGAAACGACAACGCGGTGTATTGAAACAAATAAAGAAGGAAATGGAACAATTCAAGCGTTCAACCATTGACCCACGAACTTTTGTCATTTTAGATGATTGTTTGTATGATAACACATGGGCGCGTGATAAGATGATGCGACTTTTATTTATGAACGGACGTCACTGGAAGGTCATGTTACTCATCACAATGCAATATCCTTTAGGCATTCCTCCGACGCTAAGAACTAACATTGATTACGTCTTCATTTTGAGAGAACCATATATCGCAAATAGAAAGCGTATTTATGAAAATTATGCTGGTATGTTTCCCACATTGGAATCATTTTGTCAGGTGATGGACCAATGCACAGAAAATTACGAGTGTTTAGTGATAAATAACAACGCAAAGTCAAATAAACTACAAGATCAGGTGTTTTGGTATAAGGCAGATGCTCATAATGACTTCAGGTTAGGGTCAAAAGAATTCTGGGAGCTATCTAAACAGATAAATGATGACGATGAAGAAGAGCAATATGATCCAAATAATGTGAAGAAACGAGGTCAGGGTCCAAAAATAGCAGTTAAAAAGAGCAAATGGTAAACTCGCTTTTGTAAATCTTGCTTTCAAAATACAAAAACAAGATTAAACAACTTAAAGAGCATCCTACTATACTATAATATATATAATAAGATGCAGGAGATGAATATCGTTGAACTTATTGAAAAGAACCCCATAACAAGGCTATCTAATGTATATAATAACAAATTATTGAATAAAATCAAGGAAAATTTTACAGGTTTCGAACAACAATTATTTGTTAGTAGCTTCTATTGTTACTTGAATTATGATAAGAATATGGATTTTGTAGTTGATTTAGATGATGTATGGAAATGGTTAGGATTTAAACAAAAAATAGATTCAAAAAGATTATTAGAAAAATATTTTAAATTAGATATAGATTATAAAAATCTTGCTTTGGGCGATTCCAAACCAAGTTCAAATGATGAAAAATGGGGCGGGCATAACAAACAAACTATATTATTAACCATCAAATGTTTCAAGTCATTGTGCTTAAAAGCACAAACAAAAAAGTCATCAGAAATTCATGAATATTATATGAAAATGGAAGAAGTTTTACAGCAAATAATTGAAGAAGAGACCGATGAATTGAGACTACAACTGGAACAAAAAGATAATATAATCTTAGAAAAAGAACATTTATTGCAAAGTTCCAAAAAAGAAAAACAAAAGGCAGTAGAACAAGCAATAATAGTTCAGTTCCCATTAAATACAGAATGTATATATTTTGGAACTATTGATAACACAAACGAAGTAAATGAGAAACTAATTAAATTTGGTCATACAAATGACTTAGCAACAAGAGTATTAGACCATCGTAAAAAATACAATAATTTTATTTTAGTGGAAGCATTCAGAGTACAAAATAAAGTAGAAATAGAAAATCTTATAAAAACACATCCAAAAATTAAAAGACAAATACGTTCTCTTGAAATAAACGGGAAAAATAAAACAGAAATTATCTCCTATGATGTATGTAATTTTACCATTGAAAAATTGTCTAAACATATAAAGGATATTATTCACTCAAAAACATATAGCATAGACAACTTTAACAAATTATTACAACAAAACGAAGATTTATTAAAAGAAAATGAATTATTGAAGAATCAATTAAAAATGCACAATGAAACTATTATCAATCAAACCATTGAATTAAATGAATTAAATGATAAATTAAACAATCAAGATAATAAACTAAAGGTATTTGAATTAGAAAACAAATCAGTATATCAAAATCCATTGCTTAACGAAGATGAACAAACTAACAAATTCAATGAATTTATCGAGACAATGTGTATAGTTCGTAATGACGTAGAAGAATCTGCTGTTAATATGGAAGGACAATATCGTATTTGGAATAAAACAAAACCTAAAAAGGAAGTTTTTCATGCATTAAAACATTATTTAGATACCAGATTTAAACCATCTAGATTATCTGTACAAGACAAAAATCAAGTTATTAATGGTTATATTGGAGTAAAACTGAAGTCAATTGAATATAGAAAGAAATTGGTAGGTGATAATGTTGAAACATTTTTATTTCAAGTTTGTCGTTTTTCTCCAAGTGGTAAAATATTAAATTCTACACTATTAAAGGAATATCAAAGATGGAAAACAAGTTTAAACAAAGAATGTTTAGAAAGTGACATGAAAGATTTAAAAGAGTATTTAAATTCTTGTGATTATACATTGAAATCAACTGTTTGGACAGATGAAGGTTCAAATGAAGGTTATTATGGGGTATCATTGAAGATTAATGAATGCAAACATAAATTGACTTCATCAACTGGAAAAAAAGTAGAAAAAGTAGAACATAAATCAGGAATTGTAATTGGAACTTGGGAAACAATTACAAAAGCATCAGAAGCAGAATTGGTCTCAGCAGCAAAAATGTCTAGAAGTATAAAAAATAAAACAATTTTTAATGATGATTATTTTTATAGAACCTGTCATTAACAAAATTCATATGAACTCATATCTAAAATTTAAATCAGTATCCATATTATAATTATGTTTATTTAATTTTAAGTAAATGCGTTTAAAATGACATAAAATAGAAACATCTGATATAATAAGTAATTAGAATATGTATATCTAATTTTATAAAAATCATAAATGAAAAATGTTAATTTATGATTTTAATTTGTATAAATGAATTAATATAATTTATTCGTCTTTTTTGCCAGCAAATGGTCCAGATTTCAATTGACTTTGTCCATAATCAGTCTTTCCAGTAACAACATTGGTTCCATCAAATAATTCACTTCTAATATCAGCAACAGAAATGGAATCAGGTTCTTTTGTTGAAAAAGATTGTTCGGTAGTATTGTAACCAGCACCAACTAAATTGCCCTCTGCATCAATGTCTTGAGTAACGACATTTCCATGTTTTTCAGCATTTTTCTTATTATCATCAATGGCCTTTTGTTTGGTTTCTTTAACACGTTGGTCGAATGCTGATTTGGCAATAGCTTCATTCTTTTGTTTTTCATGAGCAAGTTGATTAAGCTCTTCTTCAAGATATTCAACGCGACCAGTTTTATATGCTTCTGGTTCCCAAGGAAGCCAAGTTCCAACAGGTCCAACAAAAATATCGAAACTAGGGTCTTCTTCTCTTAATAATTTGGCACGCAATTCAGCCTCTTCTTGAGAAGCAAAGTTGCCTCCTGATTTAAACCCCCTTACAGAAGTTTGGAAATTATGTTTAATATTAAATCTCTTTTCAAGTTCGTCTCCATCTCTATCCAAGAAGTTTTTATAATCATCTTCTATAGAAGAATTAACAATAGCATCTCTTTCTTCTTTAACAAAAACCTCTAAGTCTTTTGAAACTTCTTCAAATTGCAATTTATATTTAAAAGAGATGAAATTCAAAAATTGATGAAACTTTTCCATGGATTTGTTCATTTCCCATTGCTTTAGGAATTCTTCAAAATAAAACATCTCTCTTTGTTTTAATGTATTTTCAGGTGAAATAAATGAGAAACAACCAAATGCCTGTCCTGCAATAGGTTTGTCAACTCTTAATAAATCAACATACTTAGGATTTGGTGTGCCATCCTTTTTTAACTGTCTTTCAAACCCCTTTTTGGAAGTGTTATTTTTACTCATTATATATTTAGTAATTTATTGGTTTTAAGTTTTAATTTGCCTAAATATTATTTTTTTCTTTTTAATTTATATAAAGATGGCTATGTTTGATGCTTCTGAACTTATTAAGCGCATTGTTAAGTATTTAATTGAAGGTTTGATGGTAGCGATTGCTGCGTTCGCTATTCCTAAACGTTCATTAAATATGGAAGAGATTGCTTTACTTGCTTTAACTGCTGCTGCTACATTCGCTATTTTGGACACATACATTCCTTCAATGGGTGTAAGTGCTCGTTCCGGAACTGGATTAGGAATAGGGCTTCATTTGGCTGGATTTTAAAAGCATAGATAAATAATTTAAAATTGATTTGATTTGTAATAGTTGAATAAACTAACAAATCAAAAATAAAGAAAATAATAATCCAAATGGATAGCGACAATGTTAATGCATATTTGAAGCCATTTAATTTTGAATATGAAACACAAGATAAAAGTGTGTTTTATATTGTTAAAAATAAGAGAAGAGAACTAAGTGATTATGATTATAAATTAAAAATCATAGCAACTGATTCTTTATTAAAAGTCGAATTATTTAGTGGTTTATTAAATGATGATGATACATTAAAATTATTAATGATAAGAATAAATCATTATATAAATAATTTAACTAATAAAGAGGCAATTGTATCAGTATTGCAGAAAGGATACAGATATAATTTTGTTACAAATCTTGTAAAATATATAGAAATATATTAAACCTTGTTATATAGTTTTAAACAGTAGGTATAAATTCCCAATTTAATTCAACGCACATTTTTTTCCATGTTTCATCTTGTTCTATTAATTTTTCACGGTCTTTAAGTAAAGGAATGTCATGCAAATATTGTATTTCTTCAAGAAGTTCACACAATTTAAAAAGAACATAATAATAATTTAAAAAATTAACACGATAATCAGGACAGGTTTTAGCATATGGTGCTTGAATTTCCATAAATAAATTACATAATGTATCTTCTAATTCAGGACTAAAAACAGGTGGTTTAATTCCTAATTTATTTTTAATAAATGCGATATGTTCGTAATATTTGTTAAATCCTAATTTCTTTAGAATTTCTTTCATTTTATGATGCGACAATTGTTCTAATCCAATTCTTTCTTTTTTAATTTGTTGCAAAATTTGTTCAATAACTTCGTCTGGTATTTGAGTTGTTTCTTTGCCTTGGTGTTGTGCCAATACTTCTTTAAAATGATTGATCTTTTTATAAGCATAGAAACAAACTTCTTTTGGAGGTTCCTTGTAACTAGGTTTCTCATTTTCTATTAGATAAGGAATATTTACAGCACATATGTTACATGTAAGAACTCCTTCATCGTCTACAGGAATCATTTCGCCTTTAAAACAACTTTGACAAATATCAGTTTCTCGAATAAATGCATTCATATCTAAAAAAGATTCATCGATATTGCTGAGATATTTTTGAACAATATTTTTGTTTTTATTTTCATTAATATTGTTGTCTATTCCAGCATTATTTTGTTTTATTTTAAAAATATTGAATAATAATTGATTTTTACTTGTAACATTTTTATTTTCTTCAATATTATTAATATTTTTTTTATTTTCAAAATATTCAAAAATGTATTTTGAATTGTCTAGATAATAATTGTTCTTTTTGTTTTTGAGGGATTTAATTGTTTCGGTAATTTCCTTGATTCTGTCTTTAATTTCCATAATTTGTTCTATCTGTAAATCAGTTTCAAGTTCCAATTGTTTTTTAAGACTATACCGTTCTTCCTTTAATCGTGGAATATTATCAAACTCATCTTTTATAAATTCATTAACAAATTCTTTATGCTTACCATCAAGGGTAGAAGTATATTTTTTGCAAACAGTTATTTTTTTTGTGGCTTTTGGTTTAAAAGATGACATTTAAATATAATATATATTTAAACGTAGAAATATTTAATTGCTAATTTTTGAAAATATATAATTTACATTTGTTGCCTAATAAAATTGAATAATAATTATAATAATAAAGACAACTTATTATTATAGATAATAGATAATATGTTAAATATTTTGGATAAGATGTTTATTAAGCGCTTTTGTTTGCCGACAGATGTGAATATAGATTTATACGAGAATGGAACACGAACAGTATCGCCGTGTGTTTGCGGACATTATAATCATGTGTCTTGTATTTTACAAGGGAAATGGAAATTTGACGAAGGCTAGAATATTAAGTTATGGTATAAACCAAATGGGAGACAGTGATGGTTTAAATCCGGGAGTTCATGCAGAACATGACGCAATTATAAAATTGTGTCCTTTAAAAAAGAAAAAAAGATTAGAAATAATAAATATTTTAGTGATAAGAGTATCATCAAAAAATAAATTACAATCTAGTAAACCGTGTGGAAATTGTTTAGAAATTATGAAAACATTACCAATGAAAAAGGGATATAAAATACAAAATGTATATTATTCAGATAATGAAGGCAATATAATAAAAAAAAGTTTAACAAATTTAGACAATGAAGATAATAGAAACAAACATTATTCGAGATACTATAAGCAACGAAAACGATTTTTAGAATAGTTAAAATACAAATATTTGTTTCATTTAGTAAATTAATGGATATAGAAATCAAAATAGGGGATGCAAATGTAGATATAGATAAATTAAAATTTCATAAGATGGTTTTTTTATACAATGCTTTAGACAATGGTTGGGCTATTAAAAAAAGAAAGGATTCATATATATTTACGAAAAATCATGAAGGCAAAAAAGAAATATTTGATGAGTCATATTTGTCGATATTTATGAAGGATAACGCAAACATAAATAATATATTAACATAATTATGTAGGTAAATTAATTAAAATTCTGTGTTTAATTAATTTGAATTAAATCATTTTTTCAGAAATTTTTTTCTTTTAGGAATGTATAAAATGGGAGGCGGATTAATGCAACTCGTAGCTTATGGAGCTCAAGATGTTTACCTTACTGGTAATCCTCAAATTACTTTCTGGAAAGTAACATATCGTAGATATACTAACTTTGCCATCGAATCTATTGAACAAACATTCAATGGTCAAGCTGATTTCGGACGTCGTGTTCAATGCACAATCAGCAGAAACGGTGATCTTGCTTATAGAACATACTTGCAAGTCACTTTACCCGAAATTAACCAACTTATGGGTATTGCCTCCTTCGCCGCTGGCGTTGGTTCCGGTGTCTATGCTCGTTGGTTAGATTTCCCCGGTGAGCAACTCATTGCTCAAGTTGAAGTTGAAATTGGTGGTCAAAGAATCGACCGTCAATATGGTGACTGGATGCACATCTGGAACCAACTTACCATGACTGCTGAACAACAACGTGGATATTTCAACATGATTGGTAACACCACTCAACTCACCTTCATCACTGATCCTTCCTTCTCTGAAGTTGATGGACCTTGTGACTCCTTGGCTCCCCGTCAAGTTTGCGCTCCCCGTAACGCTCTCCCCGAAACAACCCTTTACATTCCCCTTCAATTCTGGTTTTGCACCAACCCCGGTCTTGCTCTTCCCTTGATTGCTCTCCAATACCACGAAGTCAAGATCAATCTTGATATCAGACCTATTGATGAATGTTTGTGGGCTGTTACCACCTTGAGCTGCAACTCAGGTGAAGTTTCCGCCAACGGATACAAGACTCAAGCCAACTACAATGACTATTCTGCTAAGCAATATGCTCCAGGACGCCCCGTTCCCGCTGCCATTGCCTACAACCAATCTTTGGTTGCTGCCTCTTTGTATGTTGACTACGTCTTCCTTGATACCGATGAACGTCGTAGATTCGCCCAAAATCCCCATGAATACTTGATTACTCAACTCCAATTCACTGGTGATGAATCTGTTGGTTCCTCATCCAACAAGATCAAGCTCAACTTTAACCACCCCGTTAAGGAGCTTATCTGGGTCGTCCAACCCGATCAAAACGTTGATTATTGCTCATCCCTTGTTTGCGATGCTCTTTTATTCAAGGTTCTCGGTGCCCAACCCTTCAACTACACTGATGCCATTGATGCTCTCCCCAACGCTATCCATGCTTTCGGAGGACCCAACGGTGTTGCTGCTGATTCTCGTGCTTACATTGATGCCCAAGGTCTTTTCAATGATGCTGGTGCTCTTGATTACCAACTCCCTGAAGGATTCACTGGATACTGGCACGGACCCCAAAATCCCTACAACGAGCCCAACCTCGGTGGTGTCTCTGTTCCCGTATTTGACCAAGCTGGTATGAGTGATGCTGATATCCTCAACAAGATTAAGGCTTTGGCCCAAGGACACAACGATAACTCCACCGTCTCTGATGCTGGAACATTCGTCCTCACTGAAACCTCTCTTGATCTTCACTGCTGGGGCCAAAACCCCGTTGTCACCGCTAAGCTCCAACTTAACGGCCAAGATCGTTTCTCTGAACGTGAAGGAACATACTTCTCATGGGTTCAACCTTACCAAGCCCACACCAGAAACCCCGATGAAGGTATCAACGTATACTCATTCGCTCTTCGCCCTGAGGAACACCAACCTTCCGGAACATGCAACTTCTCCCGTATCGATAACGCTACCCTTCAACTTGTTCTTTCCAACGCCACCGTTGAAGGAACCAAGACTGCTAAGGTCCGTGTCTATGCCACCAACTACAATGTTCTCCGCATTATGAGCGGTATGGGCGGGTTAGCCTATTCCAACTGAGCGGTATGGGTTGTTATAATACTCATACTTAAATACATTTTTAAAAAAACTACTTAAAAAGACAATGATAAATATATCATAATATGAATATTAATAAAATTGATTCATATTTTGAAACCGATGACAATATATCATCAAAAATGAAACCCATCTATGGAATAAATGAGCAACTCAACTGCGGAACTATTGACTATGGAGACAAAACTTATTTTATTGATTACAAAGATAAAGACAAAATAATAAATTTTAATAAAAACTTTGTATTTTGTAACCATGAAACAGAAGATTATCCATCATATACGTATAATTATAAACGATTTACATATTTAGATTTTATATTTAATTACAATACTGAAAGTGTATTTTATAATTTCAAAAATAATAACAAATTTGATTTAAGACGCTGTAATGTTGAAATTTATCACTTTTACCATAAAAATATTATAGAAAAATATACTGTTATTGAATACATTATTGGACATTATTTAACAGTAGGACAAGATGCAAATATAATGAAAAATCCATTATGGAGAATAATTGAAAATGGAAAAGAGTATTTATTAATGTATTGTGAAAAAAATACTATTTGTAAATTATGTTCTGAAAGTTATCAAAAAATATTAGATTATGAAAAAATAGTAAATAAAAAATTAACATGGTATAAACATCAAAATGGATATATTTTATGTTCGTTGAATTTATATATTCATCAAATTATAAAAGATTGTTATGGAAATGGAAACGGAACCAAAAATATTAGCGTAGACCATATAGATCAAGACCCATTAAACAATACAATAGAAAATCTAAGAATTGCAACTAGAAAAGAACAAGAACAAAATTCTAAAGGAATAAAAGAAGGAACCAAAAGAGAAAGAAAATACAATGCTAAGGATTTGCCTGAAGGTATAACACAAGATATGATGAAAAAATATGTTGGTTACTATCAAGAATGGCTTAATAAAGAACATACAAAACAAAGAATGTTCTTTAAGGTTGAAAAACATCCAAAACTAGATAAACCTTGGAGCACAACTAAATCCGAAAAGGTATCTATTCAAGAAAAATTGGCCCAGGCAAATAAAGTAGTTGATGATTTGGAAAACGATATTTATCCAGAAAAAGAATCGACTCAGTTGCCAAAATATGTCTCTTTAATTATTGCAAGAGAGAAACCACATTTAGTGTTTGAAAAAAGAATAGATGAAAAACGTTTGTCTCTAAAAATGGTATTGCCAAATGATTATGATATTCATGAACAACTAACACTTTTACAAACTAGAGTGCAAGAAAAATATGGTGAAAATTTATTGAATTTGTAATAATTTATTCAATTTATAAAATTATGTTATAAACAGTTGCAAACTATTATTATAAAATAATAAATACATTATTGTAAATAATTATATAATAAAATGAGAGTTATTTAGAGTAATATTCATATAATATTTTATAGATATATTATATGAGTCTAATAAATAATAATAATAACACAATGATAGCGCCATCCGTTGATGCTGTTGAACTAACATATAAACAAAAATTTCCAACAAGCGAAACAACAGTAACAGAAAATGGGGTTACTATTACTCCAAACGGTGTAGCTAAAAATACTATTAGATTCGAACGTGAAGAAGATATGATAGTGATGTGTTTAAGCACATTTGTTCATGATTATGTTCATGATTATAATTTGGAAAGTATGCATGCCAGAGTAATTAAAGGCAATGTAGATAGAACGAATCCAAATGAACCTAGTTTATTTGAATCATTGGGAATAACAATTGGTAATACTATATTTAAAATAATTTCTTATAGTGTTGGAGGTCATAGAGATATAAAATTATATGATGATTTTCAATTTGAGAATGTAAAAACAAAACAAACAGATAAATTGAATTTCAATGATTATCAAAATGGTTTTGAAACTATGATAACAACTTCAGGAGGTGCTGCAGAAGATACAATTAATCAAAATTTATCAATTAATCAGCCTGAAATGCAAATAGACAAACAATTAGAAAAACAATTAGACAAACAATTAGAAAAACAACCCGAAATGCAACAAACTGAAAATCAACAAACTGAAAATCAACAACCTGAAATACAACAACCCGAAATGCAACAAACTGAAAATCAACAAACTGAAAATCAACAACCTGAAATGCAACAAACTGAAACAACTTGGAAAACAGACCCTAATGATAATATAATTGATATTCAATCAGACATAATAAAAGAGATAAATGATGATATAAATAATGACATTATTGATGCAGATGCATTAATTGAAGAAGAAGAGGAACAGGCTAAAGAACTAGAAGAATTAGATAAACAATTAATGGAACCAGATGTTCAAATGGGAGAACAAAATGTTCAAATGGGAGAACAAAATGTTCAAATGGGAGAACAAAATGTTCAAATGGGAGAACAAAATGTTCAAATGGGAGAACAAAATGTTCAAATGGGAGAACCAGATGTTCAAATGGGAGAACAAAACAAGGCTGTTAAATTAGGAGAAAGATATGTTAAAACAGGAGAAAAAGCGGTTAATTTAGGAGCAAAAGCGGTTAATTTAGGAGAACGATATCTTAAAATGAGAGAACAAAGAAACCAAGATAAGCAAATAGATGAACAACAAGAACAAGACGAAGATGCATTTATAAAATCTATTACTTTAGAAGACGTTCAACAATATTTAACAAAGCCAGAAATAGACAATTTAAATTTTGATAAAATTATAAATAAATTTGAGAAAAATGCTGATTTTTTAGCATTTCATTCATCATTAAATACTTATGTTGTTACGTATTTAGGTAGTAACCCTCAATCAACTGAATTATTACATGACATGATAATGGATTCGTTTAATTATATTATAGATGATTTTAATAAAGAAAAAGACAATATAAATGAGAACTCTATTTTATATGCATTTTATGAAGACATATTTAAATTATTACGATTGTCATACACATATATTCATGATAAAGATGCTAATAGAAATGCTCTCGACATATTAAATTCTACAGAAGTATTGTATCAATTTATTATATTTTATGTTACTTATTTAATTAAACAAGACTATTCTCAATTTGAATTGTTAGTTAGCAGCATTCAAAAAGGTGGAGATAGTGATGAAGAAATGGAGAATCCTTTGGATGAAGATGGTGAACAAATGATTAATGATAATGAAAATATGGAATCAGCATTATTACCTAAAACAGAAAAAATAGAAACACATGTGCCTGAATATGTATTTGTAACGCATCACAATTTATTAACTACAATTGCTCGTGGTATGTTTATTAAATTGGGAATATGGAATAAGATATTTTTTCCAAATACTGAACCAAAACCAGAAGACTATGTATTTGGTTTCAAAGAAATGAATGAAATAACATATGATAAATTAGTAGAAATATATCCAATTGATTATAAAAATAACGAGTTGTTAATTCTTGAAATACTCATTTTGAAGCGTTTATTATTGGAAATGTCACCATCAAAAACATTATCATTTGGTTCAAAAATAGACGACGATCTTAAAAATTATATGGATGCATTTTATTATGATTATTATATTAAAACTAGTTCATTAAGTTACAAACCAGAGATAACAATTGAAGAAGAAGTAGATGAGAATCCAAATAAATCAGAAGAAGATTCAAACTTTTTGAAAGAAGCTGATGAATATTTTGAAATGACATATTATGATGATGAAGAAATTGGTGATAGTTTTGAAAATGCAGGTTCTATGGAAGGAGGTGAAAAACCAACTGAAGAAGGAATTGAAATGGTTTCAATTAATAAACCGAGTGTAGAGCAAAGTGTAGAACAAAGTGTAGAACAAAGTGTAGAGCAAAGTGTAGACGAAGTGAGTCCAAGTGTAGAGCAAAGTGTAGACGAAGTGAGTCCAAGTGTAGAGCAAAGTGTAGACGAAGTGAGTCCAAGTGTAGAGCAAAGTGTAGAACAAAGTGTAGATCAAAGTGTAGAACTACCAAAAGAAATTGAATTAAACACAAATACAGACATAATCGCCCAACCATTTCCACCACCAATGCCAATATTATTTAAGAAATTAAAAAAAACGTATCAAAATAATAGTTATACTATAAAACAATTACAAAATAGCAAAATTGAACCTATTAACATAAATGGCTCAAATGTAGATAATTTGTATGAGTTATTGCGTTTAAATGAAACATTAATGCACAGAAAAGGATCTAATTTTAATATTCCTGCACCAAATTATAAATTTGTAATTAACAACGCAGCAAATGTAGGAACAAATATAAATGGGTTAAAAATGTTTTTAACTAACAATTTTGCAACAGTTATAGGAGATGTTTTAACAGAAATAACAGAACATGTATATGTAGATAATAATGTAGACGAAGAAAAATTGACAACTGAAATAAATAATATTACAAATTTAATAAATTTGGTAAATGAAAAATTAGAAACTACAATAATTGTTCCATTAAATGATTTAAATAGTAAAAAAAGAAAGAATGAGATTACTATAAGAGAATATAATCAGTTGTTAGAACTAACATACCATAAAAAAGAAATAGAAAGATTGGAATTAATCCCTCTAGAAAATAAATTATTTTTATTAGAACAATTAAAAGAAAATCCAGATTTTTTCAATGATTTTAAAGAAAACTATTTTAAATGGTTTAAAAATAGTCAGGCTTTATTTGGATTATATCGAAATTTACAAAGAGGCATCTTTTGTCCTACATCATCAATGATGGATGCAATGGATAATTGTTCATTAAAATACAATTCAACTGAAACTAAAGAGGTTGGAACAACATATTCAGAAATTATATATGAAGACTTAAATGGTAAAAAAATATCATTTGGAGGTGTAGTATTAAATTACAATCAAATGGTAAATGGTAAGAACGAATTAACTGCAAAATTGCATTATAATTTTGTTTGTGAAGAAAATGGCAAAAAAGATATATCTACTTTATCAACATTGGGCATAAAAGTGTCTGAATCAGAAGATTTAAAAGCAAGAGTAGCTTATAGAGGAGTTGTAAATAAAATTAAAGAAATTTATGATTTAACCATGGATGGAGAAATAGACATAGAACTAGATGCATTGAAGGGTGGTTCTCTAGAAAGAAAAAAAGACATATGGAAAAATGTTCAATTTCAGTTAAATCCTACAAATTTTAATAATTTATTATCAGCAACCGCGTTAAAAACAATGGGAGATTATTTACAAGAATGTCAAGCATGTTTTAAATGGGGAGGATATATTAATACAACTGAATTATTTCCAAATGAAATCAAAATATCACCGGCATTTAAAAAAATAAAAAATAGTTTGATTTATAGAAGTGTTAGTAAAGGAGAGTCAATTATTCCATATGATTTAAAAGGAAATGCATTAAGACTAGGAATTCAAGGAGATAGACCATCCGGGTTTCGTTCCATTTATATGTTATTAAATGGAAAAGATGCTGTAAATGACCAATCTATTACTGGATACATGTTTACTTCTTCTACACAAAATCCATCTAGAACTTTGTTAGTTTCTAGAAATATAGGCACTGTAAATTCTAATGGATTGCCTGGTAATGTAATTTATGTAACAAGAGAATTGCAAACCCCAAACAAAAATGATTTGTTACGTTCTTTAGAATATTTAAATGTAAAACAAAAAAATATAATTATTAATGAAGAAATAGTTAATCCTGAAATAACAGAACCAGTTATAGAAGGTTCAAAAGATAATGAAAATGACACATTAGTTAAAAATCCAAAATCTAAATTGAAACTTTTAAAAAATACAGACTATGACAATTGGATAGATTATGAAACACCATTTGAGCCACAAACGGTTATAGAGACAGGAGAGAATGTAGCAAAAGCTGCAGAAAAAGCGGAAAGAGATGCTGCAAAAGCTGCAGAAAGACTCGCTGCAAAGGCGGAAAGAGATGCTGCAAAAGCTGCAGAAAGACTCGCTGCAAAGGAGAAAAAAGAAGCTGAAAAAGCTGCTGCAAAAGCTGCTGCAAAGGAGAAAAAAGAAGCTGAAAAAGCTGCAAAAAAAGAATCTGCTGCAAAAGTTGCGACAGCATATGCTTCTAGTCCAGAAGCAATTTCTGAAACAGAAGAATTAAAAAGAACATTAGTAGGAGGAACAATAGTAAGAGGAACAAAATCCGCAAATAAAGTTAAAAAAATATACAAAACGAAAAGACATTTAAAACCACATAATAAACTAACAAAAAGACAAATAAAAACACCAAAACCTCCACAAAAAACCAGAAAATATATAAGTAATAATAAAGAAGCAATTTAGACATATTGGTTGAACAATTAATAGAAAACATGAAATAGTAGAATTAGTTATAACAAATTATATATAATTTTATTGAAAATAATATATAATACAATACATAATGCATTACATCATTTTTTGATTTTTCTAGTATCATTTTTGTAAACTTTTTTTGAAGCGTTTTGTTTGTAGTTGCTTCGTTTAGATCTAGTTTTCATTTTTGAATTTGGTTTTCCACCTAATAATCCGGCAAATAATAATGCTCCAACTGTAGCTAATCCAGTAGTTGTAACTGCTGCAGCAATTTCTGATTTATTATTATTAACAAAATTATAAGCCGATTTACCATATTCATCTAATTTATTTGTTTTATCTGTATCTGATGCATCTTTGTCTTTGTCTGATGCATCTTTGTCTTTGTCTGATGCAGATTCTTTATTTGGTGACTCTAAATTATCTAAACATTTAGTGGTATCATATGATAATTTTACATCCATTAAAAATGAGTTAGTTAAAAAATTTGTTTTCAAATTGAAAGAAAAGGTTCCACATTCACATAAAGTATTGAAATTTATTAATGGAGCTTTATATGAAAAAACCATATATTGATGTGAGGGTTTTAATACAATATTAACATTTTTAACACCATTTTTTATAATTATTTCTTTACTCAATAAAATTGCAACAAATAAATTAACCATTATATTAAAAACAGATTGCATTAACAATGCATTTATTTTAATAATTGTATTAAATTTGATTGCCACATTATTTTGATTCATAACATCCATGATATAGTTATTTAAATTATCTACTATTTTGTTATATTGAGATGTCTCAATACCACTTTTGGGACACACCTCTTCAGGAAGTGGTTTATTATTAATTATAACATTAATGCGATGATAATCTTTTCCTACTTGATATTTAAATTCTTCCATATTTATGCTTCCTGTTTTAAACATATTTGGAAAATTAAATGTAAGATAACATATTAAATTATCTAAGTTCATATCTGGATTATTATTGAGTGTAATATTTAATGATAATGCATTATCATCACTGTTTAATTTAGTTTTTAAATTATCTGGTATAATAAAAAAATCCTCTAATTTCGACTTTTCTATATTTTGTTTTTTTTCGTCTATATAGGTTTGATATGTATTGTTCATGTTTTTTATGATTTCGGTTTTTGGTAATGAGTTTGGTCGTTGTAAAACAAATTTATTATAATTATCAATCATTAAATTGTTTTTATTCGTTGATTTATTTTTAATAGACGAATTTCCCGTTTTTTTTGTTTTATTCATTTAATATTATATAACAAAAAAATAAAATATATTGTTGCTTTACGGTATTATTAATTTATACATCTTCATCTTCATCATAATCATTATTATCTGCATCATCTTCTTCAGAATTATCATATTCATTTATTATTATTTCATCTGGTAATTCTTCATATTCAGAACCATTCCATTTTACATTTTTGCAATTAAATAATTGGTTCATGTTAATTACTTCAGGCTTTGATTGGGAATCAAATTTAGTAAATAATGTTATAACTTGAGAATCATCTCTAAATCGAGCACTATATTCTTGTTGAATGTTATTACGTCCAATGCGCCCTAATGCTTGTATGATTTTTTCTTGTGTTAATTCAAGGTCTTTACTTAAATAACCGTGACAAAACTGATAATTTGTTCCATATATATAATCGCTATCAGCAATAATCAAATATAACTTCTGTTGGTCTGCCAATTTTTTCATAATTTCAGTATATGTTATGCTTTTGTGTTCTGTAAATACACCAATTCCTAGCAATAACAATATTTTCCAACTATCATCTACATCATTCAATAACATAATAGATATAATATCATCATCTTCAATGCTACTAGTAAATGATTTAGATACATTTAATCCATTTGCCCATTTGGATAAATGTGCTAGTCTATTTGGGATAAACAAATCATCTAAACTTGCATTTTTTACCAATGATTTAAGAGTATCAATATCATCTCTCATTTTAACTAATTTTCGGTCATCTGACTTATCAACAATTTTATTAGCAAGTTTAGATTTGCTCTTACCATCTTTTTTTCCTTGTAATTTTTTCGCTTCTTTAGAATTATCAGCTGAACCATTATTCATTTTGGATGCAAGCTTAGATTCTTCAAAATCCAATTCACGTTCAATCTCATCAATTTTGTCATTTATTTGGTTATTAAATTCAATCTTATCCATAATATCTTTCATGACTATTGCAGGAATATTGGCTTGTTGGATGCAAAATTTTGCTATTTTTTGTAAATCATTTGCTAGAAATATAGTTGGACCATCAGTTAATGTATAAGAATCTTTTGTTGTAATATATACTCCACAACTTCCATTATTTTCATTCGCATTCGTTAGAGATGGTGATAATGGTTGGACGCTATTTGTTCTAGAAATGGTATCCCCTAAACTAGATTTACTTGTAGAAGAACTTACACTAATAGTTCGAACAATAGCATTTCCTTTTGCATCAACTGTATTATTGGATGTAATTCGTTTATTTCTAGAAAGTTTGAAATAGTTGTATATGATTACCCAAGTAGTAGACACAATATTTTTAAGAACTTTTAAATAATACAACTTAATACTCTTCATGTCTATGTCGTCAACTGTTGCAAAATTTCTATCAAATTTAGACGAGCCTTTAGTATATCCATTAGTTTCAACATAATGAATGAATTCGGATGCCTCTTTCAAATCAAAATATCTCAACAATGTTAAATTGTCTTCACAATGCGATACTACCTTTAAAATCTCACTATAACTTTCATGTAAATAATGAGGCATAACAACATATCCATTATTATCAATTAATGGTATTGTTTTGCGACAATCATGACTCACTATATTATTAATTGTTGCATCAGGAAATTTAGTCTGAAAATCTGCAATAGTTTCAGTCAATTCGTGCATTTTTGGTAATGTAGCAGAGGACAATACAACATTTGGAATTACATTTAGTTTCCAATTTTTCTTTATAACTTTATGCAAATCGTGATTAGCATAATCTAAAGTAATTGTTGGTTCATCCCAATATGTAATAATATCTTTTGCTTCGTTAAATGCCAACATGTAATACATTGATGCAACATATGACCTAATATCACAAATAATTATTTCTACTTTATCTCCTACTGTATTATCTACTTTTCTAATTTTACCACTACGTCTATCTGTGGTATAATCTTTAGCTGCAAAATAGTGTAGTCTTACATCTTCAGCAGCAGAACAACCAAAAGCAAATGCTATTTTTTTATTGATTGAAATAGCAGACCTTGCTAATGCTAATCCAACATGTCTAGCAGCACATACAAATATAACCTTGTATTTTTCAGAAAGACCTAGAGGAGTTAATGTTTTTCCTGTTCCAGTAGGCGCAATATACAAAATCAATTTAGGATTTCGAGACCTGACTGCAGTATAAATTTCTTTCTGATGTTCATAAAGACACAAATCACTATATTTTAATAAATTGGAATTTTTTTCTATCATATCAACTGAATTTTCAACTATATAAAGTAGATTAACATCTACTTCAAAATTAGTAATAAATGTTTGTATTATTTCTATTAAATAACGATTAACCTTTTCTACATTATTTTTGAGTAGTTTAACAAGTGTATAATAATAAAACAACCATTGTTTATTGCTAACGCTTTTGAATTGTAACATTTTTTCGAAATTATTATACAATATAAATTCATATATGTTTGTAGAATTAGGGTCAATGCATTCACTATCAAGACGAGACATTCGAATTTGATCTCCACTTTTTAGACGCACAATAGGAGACGCATCAATATAATATATTTTTTCAGTGGTTGTTTCAGTCTCTTTTGCACGTCTATCTGAACCAAATCTTATAAATTTTATGTCATATTTTCTAACAATTTCTTTTATTTTATCAGCAAAGAATTTGACATAAAGAAATTCTTCGATTTGAGGATTATATTCTATCTTTAAATATGTAAAGATAGAATCTGTTTTATTCACTTTTAAATGGACATTTGAGAATCCACTTGTAATTAACCGTAATATTTCATTTTCAGACTTTGAGACAGGAATCTCAATAGAGTCCCATTCAGATTTAGAGAGCTTTCTTTGCTTAAGATCCATTTTATGTAATATGCTATTGTCTTTAAATCAATTTAAAAGATCATTTTTAAATTCAATTTTATTTTAGTACCAACTATTTGCCATATAATTTCTAAATATATAATCAAAATCACTCCCATTGTTTCCGGTTAAATTCGAATTTGCTGTGCTAATTAAATTAAATGAATTTGCGGCTTTTGTTGTTTCTGAGCCAGTAAATGTATCAGGAGAATATGCACTCCAAGAATTATTTGCATTGTTTGAATCAGGAGATCCATCATAATATCCCATATTTGGACGTATTGCCCATATTAAATATGACGCATTATATGTATTACAATCATATATGGTTCCAATATTTCCTGGTGCATAAATAAATTCACCTTCTTTATTATAATATCCTCCTGGATAATATCCTATAATTGAACCATTATTTGTTAATGCAAAATCTGTTGCTACCGGATTTGTATTATTTGCAAAATCTCCCCAAGGAGCTTCATATTGTCCAAATTCTGTAATTAAAAATGGATATAGACAACTAAATTTTGTATTGGGTGTAGATAATGCTAATAGAATATCACCAAATCTAGGAGCCATTTCTGTTGTGTGTTGTGTATTTGTAGAAGTATAATAATAATTATAACCAGGAGTTTTATATGATCCAGAATGTTCTGAATATGGATGGAATCCTAATGTTATGCCATGAAGATCCTCAGAAGAAGAAGCATACTTATTTCCATTAGGATCTATAACTTCACCATTTGAAATTTTATAAAATAATTCTGTAAAACAATTATAAGAATCTGTTTTTATTTTATTTGTATTATAATCATAAAATTTCCATGTATCCATATAAGCATATCCTGCATTTCCAGAAATATTTAATATATTATAAGCTTTCTTAACTGTTCTTATTTGACAATACATTTGCCCCATTCCAGTATAATAATAATATGTTCCGTTTTTAGCAGTTCCATCGTTTAAACTTATTCCTGTTGCTGGTGCACTATATCCATTGATATAATTATAATAATATGTCTCATAATCGTCTGGAATTTGAGTATCAATGTATGGTTCATTATATAACTCAAAAAATGTATTCTGCTTTATAAGTTCATTTGTTGGTCCATTTGTTGTTAAAGATTTTCCATTAGAATCAATGCCAAAATAATCACATATACTTGACCAAAAATCTAAGGTATTACTCGCTAAAGGCATTGATTGTTGGTCTGAT